GGCTTAATTGATAAGTAAAGTTTGATTGGTCAATAAGTTTTATAGATTCTACGTCATAAGTGGTTGAGACGTTATAAAATAAAGATTTTGAAACAGTATCATCTGGTTTAGATCCTAATCCTCTAGGTTCTATAACATCTCCAATTTCATTATAAGTAGCAGTATTTAAATTTAAATCTAAATCTTTTAAAACACCTGTTACTCTCACTTTAACTACATTAGCAGTTCCTACTCCAGAGTACCCATAAGCATAGGCGTTCATCTTAAGATCCTGAGTAGAATCTATACTTCTAGTAACTCCAGAACACCCAAAAAACTGAGTTAGTGATTTTGATTCATATTTTATAGTAGAAGAAGTTCCATCATCAAAATTAGCAATTAAAGATCCATTTGTACTAAATCCAACAGTAGAATCAACAGTTAATACAGTTCCTCCAATAGAAACATTATCTATTAATTTTGTATTAGGATGAATTGGAAACTCACCAGATACTCTTTCAGATACTTTATCATAATCTAAACTTAACTTATAATATGTTTTATCACCCCGTACAACAGGTTCTACATCACTTACAGCAGCAGTTACTCCCTCAAACCCATCTACAGCATCTTGAAATAAATTCCTATTAACAAGATCTCTAGGATCTCCTTCAATTGGTTCTGTTATAATTTGTTGAGATATTTTATAATTTGACTGAGAAGGAATGAATAAAAAATCACGTGGTTTTAATATCTCTACATCTTTACCATACAAAGCACGAAATAGAATTTCAAAAGATTGATCTGTTCCTTTAGAAGAATAAAAATCTTTTGATTGTTTAACAAATAATCTTTCATCAATATCACTAGAAAAAGACCTATCTTCAAAACCAGGAACAACTTGCTTCTTTACTTTCTTAAAAAACTCTTGTAAAAAGCGAATACTTAAATTATTAACTACAGTTCCTGAAGAATGTGTAGATATTCCTGATTGTGAAAATAAAAGTTCGTCAGGTTTATTACGACTCCTATACGATGTAATTCCACTAAATCCCCTTGAACATCCAGTAAAGGAAGTGCTAGTTATTCCAGTATATGTTACAATCTCATTATTGATTTGTAGTAAACCATAAGACTCTGGAAAACCTGTAGTAGATTTAACAGAAATTGAATTATCAGCAATACCTACATTACTAGAAAGAGTTGTAGAATCTATAAGATCTGTTAACTCATCTATTTTTACATATTTGTCTATATTCTGTAAAACATCAAGAGTTGATCCTTGATTTTCTATAGCAGTATAATATTGTGCTAAAAATTCACCAGCAAGAGGAAAATCTGCTCTTATGAAATCTGGCAGTTGATTTTTAACAACTGAACTAATTTTGACTCTTGTATTGTCTGACATGTATCCTTATGGGAGGGATTAATATGTTGTAGTAGTAGACCCTATGATATATGTATCTGAGGAAGTGAGGGTGGTATTTAAGGTATCACCTTCGCCAGTTCTTGTTATATCTCCTCCTTTATAACTTGAAGTAGCAGTATACATTGTTCCTGAAGAACTTTCTCCAGAAGTAATATTATCAACCACCATATCTACACTACTACTTCTAACATCTAATTGTAAATATAAATCTTGCAATCCTATGACGTCATTTGATTCTGGACAAGCAGAAACTTCAATTATTGGAACATCTTGAATTTTTTTAGATGTACCTGTAATATTAACTGGTTTTAAAAGAATTTCAGCTCTTTCATAATCAATAGTTCCAACATTATTGCTTATAATGACTGGACTATTGGCAGCTTGCAATCTAAAGAAGAATAAAGAACCAGTCCTTCCATCTTTATTAGGAATATCACTTAAATAGACAGGATCAGCCACTCCAAATATATTAAATCCAGATGACTTAATATTATAACCATCATAACTCTTTATATAAAAAGGATTACCAAAACATAACTCATATTCTGCAATTTGATTTAATTTTGGTTGCATATCTCTTCTAATTTCAACTTTAGTTATATTAGAAGTAATTGAGTCATGACTATTATCAATAATTCCTTGAAATTTACTATATTTGAATTTTGCACCATATTTATTCATTATTGCAGAATTTGAGTAAGCACTTATATTATTTGTTACTACAGTTTTCACTGAATTTGCATTAGGAGCTAAACTAGGGTTATAATATGCATTTACATCAACTTCAACATACAAATATTTCAAATCATTGATTTCTGTAATAATTCCAGCAACAGAATACTTTCTTAATTGTGCTTTAAGATTATTTTTGATGGAATCTGGTACAAAAGGTCCATAAAATGGTTTTATGGTGATAAAAACCTTTCCATACTGTGGAGGAGTCAATTCTTCACCTCCAAAAACTGAAACTGACTCAGCTTCAGGGTAAATTTTAGGAATTAATGCTTCATAATCACCAGAAGTCACTGCTCTGTTGAAAGTAGAGTAAATTTTAGGTGCAAAACGCTTTACAGAGTCTACAGATTCAATTTCTTTACCTCCAATTGACTCACTTACAGTAGAAAGTATGGAAATTCCAGTACTTACTAGATTATTATTGTTATCTACTATTCTTCCATTGAAATTAAAGGAAGAAATGCCATTTCCTGTAGATCCACTAGTAGTAATATAAGAAACATCAATATAATTGAGTGCTTTTAACTTTTCTCCAAAGACTCCATCACCAAAAATGAGCTCATATCTCTGATCTTCAACTTCTTGTATGAAAAATACCCTAGAAGTGTCTGTAACTTCAATTAAAGTATCAGAAAATACAAATTTTTTGGAAGATGTACTGGATTGAGTGTCTCTTACAGTAACTTCTAAGGTAGAAGTGTCAATATTTTCATTTTCTAGGGTATATCTTGAAGGAGGAGCTGGGTTTTCTGCAGAAACAGTGAAATTTGAGGTTAAAAATGTCCCTTCATATATGACAACATCCCTAAAAGTAGCAATTCCATCAACTACAGGTACTGTAATGTCACTTGGGATGGAAAATGAGTAACTTTCTGACCCAAATCTAGATGCAGAAGTGGTCACAATGCCCTTTCTAAGGGTCAGGGTGACAGGTTTAGTAGTAAATCCAGTAGTATTAACAAAAAATGAAATTATTGCCTTTGCAGCAGTCCTAGATCTGGGTGTGTAACCAATATTTCTTGCTAATGCTACTACATTTTCTCTTAAAGTAGCACTATCTATGAAAACCTCATTGCTAATCATGTTAGCATTGTAGGAATTTATGTAAGTATTGTATGCTAATACATCAATTATGTTAGAAAGGTTAGATCCTTCAAAATCATAATCAGTAAAATCAGAATTTTCCCTCAAATAATCAGTAAGTGAGGTCTTTATCTGATCAAAATCTAGATCTGTAAAGTTTACTAATGCCATTTATCTTGTTGACTGTAGTGCAAAGTTTAATTGTTGTGGTAAAGCATCAATTCCTATGACATCATAGGTAATAGTAACATCAAATTCATGGTTATCATAGTTAGGTTCCACTTTTACATTATCTAATTTAACTCTTGGTTCATATTTTATGATGGTTTCTTCAATTTCATCCCTTATGGCTGAAGCAGAAATCTCATCTAAGTTGTCAAAGAGTATTTCACTTACTCTTGAACCCAAATCTTCATTAAAAAAACGTTCACCTGGTGTAGTAAGCACCAGATTTCTAATAGAACGTGCAATAGCAGTCCTATTTTTAACAGTAATTAGGTCGTCATTAATAGGATTGATCTCAAAAGACATACTAATGTCCTTAAAACCCCTACTAACCCTTTCTACAGGCATGAAAAAACGGTAAATATAAGTTATTTATCATAAAAAAAGAGACCCTTAGGTCTCTTGTACTATCTTCCTTGTCCTCTATACCTTTTCTTAGGTTTATTAGAACTAGTAGCAGCATATTTTGTATGTTTACCAGCACCTTGATAGGTCTTTTTAGGTATGCTCTCTACAAAATCATTACCAGAGAGAGATTTTCTGATTGGCATTAGTTGTCCTCCTCCATATCTTTCATAATTTTTTCAGACATTGCAAGAACACTAGTAACGTTCTTGAGATTTTCTATTTGAAACATTACGTCAGCAATATGTTTGCTCACATAAGTTTCCTCATTCCTTGCTGAGAAGGCAAGAGCATTCCTTAAAGATGCAACTGCCTCATCTAATGAGGATTGTACTTGTTTTGATAGTGTCATTAGAGGTCTCCTAGATTACTCGTGTTTTCTCATGACCCACTCTGATTC